GTGGCAGAATCAATGAATAGTTCATTGACTACCATATTAGTGTTAAACGCCGTATAATAGGTATTATAAGCGAGTGTGTCGATGATGGTCGCTAAAGCAGAACCTTCAAAGTCATAGTCGGTAAAGTCCGATTGTGCTCTCAAGTAATCTTTGAGAGAAGCTTTGATATCTTCAAAGTCTAAGTTGGCAACCTGAGTATAAGGCATTATCGTGTACGCTCTAAGAAGAATTCTACGGCCTCTGGTGAGTCATCTCTTCCTACGATAGTAAAAAAGACTTCTACATTGTATCCATTGTTCAATTCATCAGGTTCAACTAGTACATTATCTAATTCGATTCTTGGTTCGTATCTTTTGATACAATCAATTACCTGTCCTCTGATTAAACCACCAGACGCATAGTCTAATGGTTCAAATAACGATTCTCTGATGCCAGACCCTAAGTTAGGTTTGAAGGGTCTTTCTCCTTTATTCGTCAAAAGTAAGGCAGTTATCGATTGTAAGATAGCTGCCTTATCTTTCACCTGTACTAGATCATCTGATACAGGATGTTTTTTGAATGTAATACTCAGATCTTTAAATGTCTGAAAGGAAGGCATCTAGACACAGCATTGGCTGTTTCTATTTATCACTTACCGCAGAATCCGTCCGCCCACTCTGCATCGTTGTCAAATAACTCACCCTCTTTCATTGGTTTGCGTTTACCTGCTTTACGCAGATATCTATCACTCTCTACTTCGGTGATAAGGGTTTGTCCTGATTTAATAAAGTCTTCCGATTTGTCAACTCTTCCAACCATAGTGTCCTCCATGTCCATTTCTATTTAATCAAATCTTTGAGTGCTGCTCTTGCTTCCGATACATCTGTCAGAGTTCGGTCGAAAGGAATACGAATGGTCACATCGATGTAATCAGGTGTTAATGATGTCATCTTTGCCAACTCACCGTAGTTCTTTACATAGGAGTCAATTGCATCCATATGATCCTTGTTCATATGATTACAGATTCTTGCACTTGACTCAGGGGTAATCCCCTCCCACTTAACGTCCCTGACCACGATACCTCTTCTTCTTACCGTTAGACGCTGTAGCACTGTACTTCGTGTGCATACTCTGTCCTTGACGTGTTTTCTTTGGTTTCGTCTCAATGAACTTACCGCCACTGATACCACCCATTGCTTTTGCCATTAGTTATGAAATGTGTTTGACCCTAGTATTATAGCACAAAATTCTCTATGCTGCAAAGACTGTCCATGATGCTGCTGCCATTCTTCCACCAGGTGCTAATGAATCACCAAGACGCATCGCACCAGTACCATTGATGATTACCTTACTACTACCACTCGATGCCACATCACTATGAACAGATACACCACAAGCATGTGGACTGAACGTATCTCCTACCTTATGAGCAAATCTTCCATTGATCATGACATTGGTCGATGCTGTCACACCCACAACTGGAGGATAACAACCATGTCCTGTAGTCAAGTCTCCAAGACGACTCATTGCTTTAAGTGACTGCATCTAAAAATCCTTTCTGTAATCCTATGTAGTACGCCAGACGACTTGCTGCAGGTGTCCAGTTGTTCTGTACTGTCATACTACCCTGAAACGTCGTCACAAACGGCGGACAGGTATGTGTCACCACCACATGATAATAATATGTCATCACCTCAATAAAAGAAGGACGCCACTTCACCCAAGACGACGCCTCAGGTACAGCATTCGTATAAAGATAATCACTACCAATACTAATTGCCTGATTCACACTATCAGGTTCTAAGTTCGACAATACAACAGGAGACGCAGGACCAGTAAACAAATCAGTACTAATCGAATCTATTCCTTCAGGTAACGCACTAAATGGAATCGTCTGCTTTCCCTTTAACAGATTAATCGAAGTCAATCTATTTTCTTTGCTCGGAGAAGTCGGCGTCTTCCCGTTAAATTGTCCTCGCTCATAAGACGCATAGATGTACTCAGAATCATAAAAGTACTTCTCACCATACAATCCCCTCAAAGGGGTTACAAGTGACATAGTAGCACTTGGAGGACCTGCAAAAGAACCATACTGCATATAAGGTTCATTAAAGATTGGTAATTGATAATCTGGTAAATTCGTCACTGGTCTGTCAGCAAGATCCGCCAACTTCGTGATAGAACAACCAGTACCACTATTCTGTGCCTGACCTGGAAAGATCGCAATACTCGTAATTAAATTCGGAATCGGAACAGGAGCAGGTGGACAAAAACCTGTCGCTACTGCCGTAATCGTCATTGTAGGGGATATCGTCTCATACAAAATAGGACTCGTTGCAGTCCTTGGTTCGTTTGAGAACAATGGTGTAGTAGGATTTGGATTTAACACAAAAGGACCTGTGGGTCCTGTAATTACTTCTGGGGTGCCAACTAAAGTAACTGAAAGTGCCATCGAGGGATTCTCCTAGACTACTTGTGCGATTCTTGCTAAGTCACTTTTGAGTCCTTCGACATTATTGTGCAGATAGTCTAATGTATCCGATACACTTTCATAATCAGATTTCTCTGGACGCCTGTACATCAATGTTGGGCGTTCTAATTGTGTCACTCGCTGCTCCAGGCTCGTCAACCTCTCGGACAACTTCAGGAGTACCTTCTCCATGTTCTGCGGCGGCCTGTTGGACTCTGCCATCATTTTGATCACCTCTCATATATGACTCGGATGCCCTTGACTCAAACTCGTCACAGAATGCATCGAAGTTTGCAAGGATTTCATCGTAGTTTTTGAACTCGACTTTTTCAGACATTTTTTTGCTGGGAAATTTTTTTCCTTTTCAAGGTTTTGAAAAAACCATTTTCAAATATATTTATCGATCGTCTGGATACTTTTGTAGGTTAGTGAATGGTTAGGAGTCCCATCGCTCGGCAACCCTTAACCAATAAAAAAGGGGGCATATTACTGCCCCCTACTGTTAACACACATGACCTAGGACTTACGGAGGTTCGACTTAAAGAGCATATTCCACTGGGGTCGCTCACCCGTGCCCTGCCTAGGTCATAGAGGATTACATTTCCTCTATGGTTTCATCCATCTCGACTGCGTTAATCTTTGGGTCGTCCCATCTTACGCCGTCGCCTGTGGTCTCTGATCCAAAGTAATCCATCAACTCTAGGAAATGATCCCAATCACGTGCCCCACGTGCTATGTTGTAAAGACCTTGGTCGTTGCCTATCCATAGTGCTGCGTTCCATGTCTCGTAGTTTGTCCACCCATTATATTCTGTGTCTGGTGTGAGTAGGTCTGCTTGGTATGCTGTGGTCATGTGGTGTAATGTGTTTGTGTATGTTCTTATTATAGGGCACAGTCAGTGGTGTGGTGTGTATGCTGTGCCACTTTGTGAACTGGTCTACTTGTTACGCCATACACGTTGGTATGCCATAGACTGTAGGGGATGGGGGTGTACTATGGTTTGCACCATGTCCCAGAGTTTCGCTTCCCTCTCATGCATATACTTACCCGTCACATTGTACACGTTAAGTGCTGAGAGGTCGAAGGGTTCGCAGTGTGTGACTTGAAGTTTCATTTTGCTAGAGGTGAATTGAAATATTTGACGTTCACCACGTAGAGGGTGACCATTGCAACCACTATGCCAGCGAACCCTAGAAGTAGGATTGGCGACTGTGGGAAATCGTAGGTTGGAATTGCTGTCATGATTAGTGCCTGTCTGAGATGTACCATGTTCCACCAGTAGGAACTTTGAGTTGTTGGAAATTACGCTTTGCCATTGCGTCAAGTGCTGCCCTTACTACTGGATCATTTGCTGCGGTGTCGTTCATGAGAACCGCTCCGTTGTAGTATGCTTTGAGTTGTTGTTTGTTGTTCATGTCTTTATTATAATGCATGATCCAAGGTTTGCTACTTGAGGTGGGACAGTTGTTGATCTGTCACAGCTGAAACCTGTTCATCAGCATAGACCCTCACCCACTTAATAGGGGTCGTGTTGTTGTTGATTCTGAAAATCATTTGATCTCCAAACCTCAGCTGATCCGCTGCTACTTTGTACGCGGTTTCGATGTCTGCACAGTATACGCACCCGTCACTGTCAAAGTTGAATGTGCTTGCTGGTTGAACTGCCCAAGTTGTTTGCATGTTTGTTTCTGTGTGTCGTTGAATTAATTATAAACGTTATCACCACGGAAAGGATGGACCATAGTGACACTTTGTGAACTGGTCGTATCCCCACCACCTCGTGATGGGGCATGTTATAATGTGACATCAGGCAGCGAGCGTGTACCCTGATTCAAAATCGACTGTTCCATTGTTTGTATTCAAGAACCACTCAAAATTCTTTTGAAACACGCCGCAACCATATGCGAACTCGTAACATAATGCATTAAGTCTAGACTTAGTGGTGTTAGACTGCCAACCGCCGTCAAACAGTTGTAATGACTTAGGTCCCACAGTTGCAATGTGGTTGCCATGTAGATAAAC